CTGGTTTCCGACACTACCTGCCTGTTGAGCGGCCTGCACTTGAGAATTGCGGATAGCTTGCTGTTCAGTTCTCAATGCCTGCGCTTGCTGGGCGGCGTTATTTTGCTGAATTTGCGAAATCATAGCCAACATTGCAGAGTTGTCTTGCATTGGCACTTGATTTGATGATGGTGATTTTGATCCGCCCATAGTTTTAATTGTTTAGTGTTGAAATTTCTATGGCCCTTCGCCTGCTGATAGACCCCATCCGGCACTTGTTTGTGAAGGATTTAGACTGCCTCCTCCACCTCCAGACCCTTGGTATTGTTGAGCTAGCTTTAAAAGAGAAGAAATATCTATTCCTCCACCACCTTGACCACCAGAACCTCCTCCCATTCCACCGAGCATTCCAAGCGGGCCGGAAGATGAACTTTGAGTTGGAGTCTTTGGAATATTCCAAGGTTGACTCTGGTAAAATGAAATTGGGTTCTTTGTCTGCTGTTGTGATTGAGCAGACTGCTGAACATTTGCTTGCTCTTCTTGCATCTTTTGAAGGGATGAAAGAATTCTAGCAGAACTATCCTGCTGTGCAGGTTGTTGCTGTTGCTGTTGGTTTGGTAATCCTCCCATAATTTTAAGCAAAGTATCCTGTTGCCCCCCCAGCTAATGCGCCGATTACAGCACCATATGGCCCTCCTATTTGTGCGCCAGTTTCGGCTCCAGTCATTGCTCCAGATGCGGCTCCACCCCAACCGCCACCCTTTCCTCCTCCACTTCCTCCACTTGAGCCTCCAGACCCTCCAAGCATTCCACCAAGTCCGCCAGAACCACTAGAACCTCCAGATCCACTTGCTCCAGCAATAGATCCACCTAGCCCACCTAATGCACCAAGACCAATCCCAGTCATAGCATTTTGTGTTGCTTGGTTCTGGGCGGCGGCATTCATCATGGCCTGCTGGTAGTTCTGCCATGCCTGTTGTTGTGCGTTTGTGGCTTGCGATGTAGATCCCATCATCTGGTTAATCCAATCGGTCGTGGACTGCTGTTGGGCGGCGGCGTTAGCAAATCCCGCTTGCCTTGCGGAATTGCGTTGCTGTGCGGCTTGTGCATCAGCATTTTGCAGAGCAGAAACAGCAGTTGCAGGATCAATCCCAGCTACTGGAGCCTGACCAATAATTCCCTGTGCTTCAGCAAGGTTTCTTGACCTTAAAGCCTGTGCCTCCGCAGTTGCGCGATCAAAGAAGCCTGACTTCCCAATGGTGCTATCCTGAAGTCCAGTCTGAAGGTAGTTTTGCAAACCTCCCCTCTTTGTCCAATCTTGGAGTTCATTCTGCCAAGAAAATGGACTGCTTGTTTGATCTGGTGATGGGTATGCCATAATTAGAACCCAACATTTTTACTCCATTGTCCCATCTGATTTTGCCAGTAGTTTGGAGTGACATCTTGGGCGGCGGCAGTTTGAATGTTTTGACGAGCGGCGGCGGCAGAAGGGTTTTGCTGTTGTTCTAACTGCTTGCTTTTGTATGCGTTAATAGCGGCGACCTTGCTTGCTTGATTCAATGCTCCCTGTGGGCCATAAACATCAGGAACTCGTTGTTCAAGAGGAGTTCTAGACCTCGCAAGATTAAGTTGGGCTTGAGCATTCAAAGCACCTGAACCTGCTTGCTGTTGCATATTAAGCAATGCCAGATTCAGGGTAGGATCTGGTCTTGGAGGCGTAATAGTAGAAGAAGGTTGTGATGATCCGCCCATAATTAATTCGGAATATAAAGTTCTCGTTTCATTCTGTAAAGTCCTAACTTATTCATAATCGATTCAGGGAAATTTGGCCTGCCGTTATCCTCTTCGGTGGGGACTCCGACATATCCTCCCTTCCCAGAGAGTTGAATGTGAGATTTCCATCCAGACATAGCCTTAATGACATCATTTGGTCGTGTTAATGCAGGATGAAATGCTGGGTAGCTAACTGGAACATATACCACATCCAGATACCCAAAACAAACATCTCCCCGATACATGGCATGAACGCTAGTAGTCGGACTCGGTATAATGCAGTGGTTAAACGATTTCGCAAAGGTCTGCATTTGCTGAAATTCTTGGGTGTCGGGTGCAACATATTTGAAATCTACGGATGGTGTCATTATTTATACTCCAGTTGCTAGCTGGATTCCTGATTGGGTTGATGTTTGGATGTTTACTGACTGCTCTGAAATAATGTTCTCTCTAGAGGTAGAATTACCACACACCACACATGGCAGGCAACCTTCTGCCGGAGAGTAGGTCAGAGGAACGCTTGAATAAAGCGGAATTATTCCATCATTCCCATACGGAGAAACAAATAGATTTGGGAAACTCGTTACAGGAGTTGATGCGTAGGTGATCGTTGGCATTTTAGTGACAAGGGTTGGCTACACGATACTGAGTGGCGGCGTTTGTTGCCTCTTGCAGTGCCAGTGCGCCTGCTTGGGCTACTGCGTCAGCCAACGAGACATACGATGTAAAGGATGCTGTTGCGGTCGCTGATGCTCGCACAGCAGTCTGTCCAGATGGGCATGGAGGAGTTGTGTATGTCCTAGTCTGCGTGCTTGCCCATGATGTCAGAGCATTGCTTGGATTTTCCTCCGGCGCAGGCTCAAGCGAGACAACAATTGACGATCCGTTTTCACCGACCACACAGGGAGTGGTCTCGTCACCAGAGGGTTTTCCATAAGAAGTATCCGACCAAGGGTCTTGGAACATCCTGACCGAATCGACTCCCATTGATCCACACCATTCAATCAGCAAGCTGAATGCCTTGTCCACATCCATCGTGTCCGATGATTCGCATGACTTGATTGATGCCGCTCTTGATACATTCTCAGTGACTAACCTGCGTGATTGCGTCTGCAAGAACCCAAGGTCTTCAATCTGCTTCGCCACAGGACTTGTTGCATACTGATAGGGTTCGGTAACAGCAAGCAGTCGAGTATTAAGAATCTGTTGGTACGCCCCCTTTGTGCCTCGGTACGATGTCCTGACATCAATCGTTCCGGCAAGTTGCGAGCAATCCATGTCGGCATACACAAACTGCTTCTTGTCCATTGAGTCACCTAGTAGTGCGGTCTCAAGTTGGCAGTAGATTCGATTCACCAGTTGTGTCGTAGATCCATCCTGCGCTACATTCAAGTAGGTGTCGTACCTGTTAGGTGAGAATGCCTCCCAAAGGTGGTTAAACGATCCATCGCTGGTCGGAGAATAGTCAACGGAGAACGCAAACAGGCGAGGTTGGCTGTTGATGACATTGGAAGACCATGAGATCGGCCTGATTCCTGTCCACACTCCAGCCCATGCCGGACTCCTGCCGTCGCTCAACTCACTGGCGGCGGCATAGTCTAGCACCATTGTAGCACTATTCAGTGTCTCAAGGTACGGAACTGAAACTAGAAGGTAGTTTTCAAACGCTGTCGAGCAGATCCCACTAGCATCCGATGGGATCAACCTCTTGACCTTTGCCATTTCCAAATCCTTGTACAAGACTTGCGAAGAAAGGTAGTTGTTTGCCGCAACATCGGCACTCACAAGCCCTCCCTGTGCATACCACCACATGAGACCCGCTTGAAATGTAATGCTGTCTCCGGCGATGCATCCCACACTCGGAAATAATGTGCTTTGGAAGTTTGGCGTACTCGCCCATGTTGACCTGTCAAGGATTCCGCTAGCTAGCGAGTAAGTTGACTGACTGGTGAAGACATACAGCGTCGTGTTGTTGTTTTGACCGACGAAGTCACGCATACCTGTGACTGGCCTTGGGACACTAAAGTCACCTCGTCCCGCTCCCTGCGTTCTCTCCGACCACCCAAGCGGATTGGCTAGATCAGACGCTGAAATGATATTTCCGTTTGCCACCCACAAGCGATTCCCAGAAAACGACATCCAGTAGCCAACAGGCATCTTGAGAGCGAGTTGACCAGTAATATCAGATCCATCCCAGTAGCATGGAGTATTTATGCCATCCTGAATCACGACAATGCGGTGAGATGGTGTAATAGTGACATTGCCGCTGACATTCGTTGATGCCTGCTGGGTCGCGATCACGAAATTGACCTTTTTTACACTCGGATCAAGTTGGATATTGGTCAGTTGGTAGGAACTCCAATTGGCAGGTTGGGTTAGTGGGAAAGGTGCGTAGTATACCTTGCCATCCACGCAAAACAGAGCGTAAGGCAGGTCAACCTCAAGCGAGTCGGTTCCTTGTGGGGTGAAAATCGTCTTTGGTTGAACAATCTTCACTCCAGAGAGGTTGGTCGTGACAGATGGTGCTTTGGATTGCTTGTTGGCGTTGAAAATGATGCCACCTTGGAAGTTTCCTTGCGGCAGTGATAACCTCATGTCAAATCCGTTGCGAGTTTGTGCAACCCCACCTCGGAAATTGATATTCTGCGCCCACTTAACCTGATTTTCAGGCAGTGTCCAAGGGTTGCGTACAGAATTGACCCCATGCAACCAACCAGCAGAAGTCTTTACAGCCCTCCCAGAGGTTATGTTTGGAGATTTCATTTACCAGTAGTAGACCGACTCAATAACAGGGTCAGTTGTGTCCCCATAAGTGATTCCGTTGATCTGCGGAGGTGTCATGGCGTGACCCTCAAGGCTCTCTTGTTGGTTTTTTAGGTAAGAAAGAGCAGTTGCCCAATACTTCTGGGACTGCTCAAGGAAATCTTTGTCCTCAAGGTCAACGGCATGGACTGCGGCGATGATTGCCCTAGCATTTTCAAGCGGAATGTAGTCGTACACGCTAGTAATCTCAGGGTGTGCGACACGATAGATGATCCTTGCCCATGCACACGACTGACCGATCCGAATTCGGCGGTACTTTGGATTAGTCTCTGTAGGATGGTACTGACCGATCAGGGTCATGTCGTTGCTCCTGCCGTAATCAAGGGCATACAGGCTCACATACCCCGCTGTGATCGGCTTTTCAATGTGCATGACTGACTTGACGAGCGTTGGAGGTAGGATTGCGTCCACATAGAATGTGCTTGTGACGCTATTCCCTGTGCTTGAGAAGCTGAAACGACCATTTGTAAAGCCTATGTGCTGGGCATTGTATTGCGTATCATACAACTCAAATGTGCTGTTATTGATTGCCCTTGCGTAATAATTGCCAGCAGTGATTCCGGCAGGCAATGTATCACCAATGGCGGCTCTGACGGCGATCTGATTTCCTGTGTCATAAATTTGATTGTTCGCAACGATACTAGTAGATGCAGATGGCGAGAATGAACGAACAATGTTCATGCTGATCTGACCGACCCCAAGGTTTGTGATGTTTACAGGGTTGTTGTTGACATCCGTAAGAGAGATATTGTTGCCAACAAGTGTGATGGTGTATGGGGCGGGATATGTTGTCCCTGACTGCAATGGGGTCGGCAAAGTTCCAGTTGATGTGAACTGCACTCCTTCTCCATTGGATAAGTATTCAATATTTGAAAGTGTGATCAGGTTGTTATAAGGCTTTCCTTGTCCTGCAACCCTCACCGCAAAGTATGACTGACCTGACCCTAATGCAGTTGGCGTGACTATTCCTCCGGCAGATAGGTTTGCTGTCGTAGCGGTTAATTTGGTTAGTGTGTACGCTGTCGTGTTGTTTACTCCAGTGGGCAGTAGGTAATCCGAAGAAAGGTAGACAACATCACCAGTTGACAACCCTCCGAAGTCACCATTCCAGATCCCATTAACCCCATTTGGTTTGAACCCGATTGCAAACGACTTTGAAAGGTTAACATAGAAATTTCCAGTGAATGTGCCTGTCACATTTATGGTGGAGTAGTCTTGGTTCAAGATCGTATAAATACCTGCTCCTGCGTTAATGGGGTTTTCTAGTCGATACGCAGTTCCTGCCACAAGAGGTGTTGGCAGTGTACCAGTTGAAGAAAACTGAACAAGAACTCCAGTAGATGGTACAAGTGAGATTGTTGGGGCGGATGTGTAACCAGTGCCTTGTGCAATCACATTTATCCCAGTAACAGCTCCAGTGTTGTCAATTTGCGAAGTTGCAGTTGCTCCAGTTCCGCCACCTCCAGTAATTTGAACAATAGGAGGGGCTTTATAACCACTGCCACCAGATCCCGATGGGACAACAATGTTAGAGATGAATGAAGTTTGAAGAGTCGTTATCGCCTGTGCTTGTGTAGTGTAACTTGAAACGAGAGAAGACCCTGTTTGTTGAGTGGTTGATGTTGCTGTGGCATTTTGCGAAATTGTTATTGTGCTTGTCGCTTGTACTCCAGTGTTGTTGACCGAAACAATTACTGAGCCATTTGGTATTCCAACACCAAAAACAGGTTGTCCGGCAAGTTGTCCTGCAATAGATCCAACATTGGTTAATATTGGACTTCCGCTAGTGCTGGCGTATGTAAACACATTTCCAGTTGTTGGTGCGGAAATTGTCACTAAAGGAGGAGTTATGTATCCCTGACCTCCTGATGTTATAACTATTGAACCAACTGCATATGTGCCTGATTGGTTTGCATCAGGAACCATTACCGCATAACCAGTTGCTGTTGAGTAAGCCTGCGTAGACCCTACTGGAATTGTTGGCGCAAGGGTAAATGTAACAGATGATGCGGTTGCTGTAGCGGCGTTGCTAATGGTTATAGAAGCCGATCCATTGATTGCGGTAACAATAGTTCCAGCTTGAATTCCATTTCCAGTTATTGTTTGACCGATAGCAATGTTTGTAATGCTAGTGATTCCATCAATTGTAGTTGATGAGTGCGTGTTCCCAATTATCGTGTATGTCTTTAACGGAGAATCGAATGTTACAGTCGGAGTTGATGAGTATTTTGAACCTGCGACAGTCACTTGGACACTCACAACTGACCCTGATACTACGGCAACCGCAGATGCGGCGGCTGTGGGAGTTGCTGGTGCTTGCACATTCAATCCAGTGGCAGTAATCTGATTAATCGTTCCAGTATTTGATGTAGCTGAAACAAGTTTTACCAAGGAGTTTGTGCCAGAACCATTGTCAGTGAGTGTGATTGGGTTTGTCCCTGATGTTGCATCCGAAGCGTTTGCATGAAGAGTCAAAGATGTTGCGTTGATAGAATGAACAAAGTAATTCTGCGCCGCAATCAGTGGCGTTGGCAGAGTTCCTCCATTGGTGAAGGCTTGCACCGCATCACCTGTGTTAAAATTGTGAGCAGGAGAGAATGTAAGCGTTGTCTGCGCCCCAATGGGCTTTTTAATGTCCACATTGAATTGGGCATTCGTACCTGACAGCAACACAGGGTTAGTTGCATTCTTTGCGTCATTGAGAGACGCATAAACTTGGAGGTTTGATGAGTCCAAGGATTGAGCAAAGTAGGTAGCGTTTGCCACAAGAGGTGATGGCAACGAGTTCGATCCAATCGGAGAGAATGAGACCTCGTTTGGCGAGTCGATTGATATTGCAGGTTGCCCATTAACAAGGTTTACAGATGTCAGCAGGCTAGCGGGTCGTGAGTCAGTTAAGGTGATAGAGGATGCACCAACGATGCTTGTCATGTTTATCGGGTTCACTCCCGACCTTGCATCAAGACTTGTCTGATAAAGCGTAATTGTATTCGCGTCATCCACCCCGATAAAATAGGTGTAACCATTTATCAGTCCAATTGGAACATTGCTTGCTCCATTTCCGATTGAAAGAACTGCCGACTGACCTGATGCAAGTTGATGCGCTGTCGCTGACAAGAATTTTTGCAATGCGGAAATAGCGACCGATCTAGTCTGAATCGTGACTCCATCGGGTTGAATAGTTCCAAATGGGAAGTCGCTCTGAGCATGAATTGGTACAAGGATGCCGTTCAATCCAGTTCCATCGTCCAGTTGTGATCGTAACTCTCGGTTGTTGGAGTCGGTTCCGATGACTCTCAATTGGAGTCCGGCATCTGCTTGATGCTCGGATATTGCAACAAGTTGCGATGGTTGCCGGATGTCCATCTGCGTAGCAACAAACCCCCTGTCATCCCATGCCCAAGACACAGGGTTGTACATTCCACCTGCGTTTACATGGAATTGGAAAAGCCGCCCCCTGAAATAGGTAGGAGAACCATCGATGTTCACACCTAGAGGCACTTCAATGCCGCGAGGCAGGGTAATCGTCTGACCATCCCACCCAGTGCAGACATCGACCTCTTGAGTCGTTCGCAACCAGTGTCCAGACTCCATAAGAGTCTGAACAGCCTGCGTTAGCTTGCGGAATATCTTGGTTTGGTCAGTGGTCGCAAGAATTTCGCTAGCCTCGTCAAATATTTGCGAGACGAACATCGGTTGGATTCCTTATTTGGTGCGAGCGTTGCCTTCTTGG